AAACCACAAAGTAGTGATTTACACTAGCTCTGTGACATTGTTGTCAGCACAACGTCAGGACTTGGCGAGAGATGCTATTGCGGCTGAGTGTACGCACACATTATGGTTAGACAGCGACATGAGATTCCCAAAGGACTCAATTATTCGCTTATTGAAACATGACACTGGTATTGTCTGTGGAAACTATGCAAAACGTAGATTTCCTACAGAACCGATTGCTGTGAAAAAAAATACCCCAGATATGGATGCAACATTTATAAATCGGGTATATACTGAGGATGATTCAACAGGACTTGTTGATGTAGACTACTGCGGAATGGGTGTAATGCTCGTTAAATCCGAAGTCTATAAATCTATGGAATATCCTTGGTTTGCTATCCCTTGGGTTCCCGCTGCGGAAGACTATATTGGTGAAGATGTATGGTTTTGCCGTAGAGCCGCTCAGAATGGGCATAAAACTTATGTTGACCAAGATCTCTCAAAAGAGATTCACCATATTGGCACATTTGAATATAAACATGAGCACACATTAATGTGTAGGGATGTAGAAAATGGCACTTGACAGTTTTTCAGGGCTAAAGACAACGATAGCTGATTATCTCAACCGAGATGATCTAACTTCTATCATCCCGAGTTTTATCACATTAGCAGAGGCTAAATTTAATCGTAAGTTGCGTGTCAGGCAGATGGTCAAACGTGCTACTGCGACACTAGATACTGCATTCTTTGACTTCCCAACTGATTTTTTGCAAACAAAAGAGTTTCAGTTGAACACAAATCCCATTACTTACCTAGAGTTTGTTACTGAAAAACAAGGTGATCTTTTGCGTCAGGACGTACTTGTTGCCTCTGGTAAGCCAAAGTATTACACCATTGTTGGGACTCAGATTGAAGTTATTGCAACACCAGATGGTAGTTATACGGGTGAGTTAACTTATTGGGGAAAGATTACTGCATTAAGTGATGCCAATACAAGCAATTGGTTGTTAGCTTATGCTCCAGATTTGTATTTGTATGGTGCTTTGGTTGAGGCCACACCATATTTGAAAGATGATGAGCGCCTTGCAACTTGGAGTACTTTGTATACAAACTCCTTGGGCGACATAGAAGTAGCAGATCAAAGGGCTTCTGTTGCTTCTACTCCTATTGTTCGTGCCCGATCTTTGGGGTAAATCATGGCAGCAATGAGCAACTATTTAGAGAACGCTGTAATCAACGCAGTTCTCAGAAACACAACTTACACAAGCCCTGCGACTGTTTATGTTGCTTTGTTTACAACTGACCCAACAGATGCGAATACTGGTACAGAGTGTACTGGTTCATCTTATGTACGTAAGGCTATGACTTTTGGTGCGCCTTCTAATGGTGTATCTAGCAACAGTTCAGCAGTAGAGTTTGACCAAGCTACAACGTCTTGGGGAACGATTACACACATGGGCTTATACGATGCCTCAACCAGTGGTAATTTATTGTTCCACGGGGCTTTAACGGCTTCTAAGGTCATTGATACTGGTGATGTATTCAAGTTTGCTTCTGCGGCCTTGGCGGTGACTCTTGCATGAGTACCTTAGTCACTCGTGCTGGCAAGGGTTCACCTCTTACACACAATGAGGTTGACGATAACTTTACCAATCTGAATACGGATAAGGTAGAGAAGACTTCTGCTGCCATCACAGGCGGCACGATCAACGGCACAACAGTTGGAGCAACAACCCCTGCGGCTGGTACGTTTACTACGCTTACTGCTCAGACAGAAGTGTTAAAGGGTACTGGGCAGAATTTAGTATTAAGAAGCCAAGCCTTAACTACGGCTCCTTGGTCTTTAAATGCTTCGCCAACTACAGGCTCAACAACAGACCCGCTTGGTGGAAGCACAGCAACACAATTTACAACCTCAGCAGGTAATAGTGGTGTTTTCCAATTTCCTACTGTAGGTAATGGATTTACGCTTACTTGGTCTGTTTATATTCGATATATATCAGGAGATGGAACTGTCAAATTAGGTGTTGAAGCCAACCCATCAAACGCCACTTTAGTTTTTAATTCATCTGCGGGAACAATTACTTCAACTGGCGCTGGTTTAACTGCGTCTTCAGTTACAAATGCTGGAAGCGGTTGGTATAGAGTTTCAGGCACTTTTGTTAGCACAGGAACTTCTGTAGGTATAGTAATTTATTCCAACAATTCCAATGCTTCATCTTTTGGCGCATGGGGCGCACAAATTGAAATTGGCTCCGTAGTTAACACCTACATCCCCACAACCACAACAGCAGTCTACGGAACTCCCACCCTATCCTTTTCAGGTGTTTCCACAATAGGATTACAGTCTGATGGTTCTCTGTATGTATCCCCTGCGGGTACTGGTGCATTACAAGCACAAGCCACTACATCATCTGCTACTGGTGGTAATGCTAGGGGTGCTAATGCTGTTGACTTCCAAACGAGTCGGACAGCGGCTACTCAAGTAGCTAGTGGAAGTGCCTCTGTAGTTGGAGGAGGCCAAAATAACACGGCAGGTGTTTTAAATTCTACAGTTGGTGGTGGCTTAAACAACACTATTAGCGGTGGTTATGGAACTATTAGCGGTGGCTACAATAATTCTGTAAGCAATGGTGGTTTTAACTTTATTGGCGGTGGAAATTCCAACACAAATAACGGAACTACAGCCGTGCTTGTTGGAGGAAGCACAAACACTTCTTCGGGGCTTTATAACTTTATTGGTGGCGGTTTTACAAACTCAGCAACCGCATCTGCCGCTGTAACCACGCAATCCGCAACAATGAACGCTACCACAGCGGTAACATTGTCAGGCTCTAACGCCAACATTAAAGTAGGTCAGTACATCACAGGCACTTCAATTGCTGGTGACACTTATGTAGCCGCCATTTCTGGCACATCACTTACTCTGTCTAAAGTAGCAAGCGGTTCATCAACATCAACCCTATCCTTTTACACCCCTCATGGAGTAGTAGTAGGAGGTGGTAACAATCAGGCAACTGGAAGTTACAGTTTCATCGGTGGCGGAGGCAATGCTGGAACTGCGTCACAGAGAAATCTAGCCTCTGGTGATTGGAGTTTTATTGGTGGTGGTAAAAATAACACAGCATCTGGACTTGGTTCTGTAATTGCAGGTGGTGGAACTTTTGCTGGTGGTGCTGACTCAAATACTGCATCGGGAGCGGCTTCTGCTATTGGTGGCGGTGCAAATAATACTAGTTCTGGATTTTTAGCAGTTATTTCTGGCGGATATGCCAATTATGCAACAGCAACTGGCGCAACAGTTTCTGGTGGTTTTGCAAACATAGCTAATTCTCAAATGGGAACATCTGTTGGTGGGTCGTATGCAACTACAAGGTCAATTATTGGCAATACTGTTTTTTCAGCAAACGACTCACCCATTGCTGCAACTCAAGGCGCACAACAATCTGCACTGATTGTTCTTGGTCGTCAAACTACAGATGCTACTGCCACAGTTCTTGCATCAAACAATTCAGCCGCATCCACAACAAACCAGATTATCCTACCCAACAACTCTGCATACTATTTCAAAGGCTCTGTCATTGCTAACGTAACAGGTGCGGCTAATGGTGCTTCTTGGTCATTTGAAGGTGCAATCATGCGAGGTGCTAATGCTGGCTCTACTGTATTGATTGGAACACCCTCTATCAATCGTGTGGCATCTACATCTGGTGCATCTGCATGGACTATTGCTTTAACTGCTGACACTACGAATGGTGGCTTGGCGGTGACTGTGACTGGTGCGGCATCTACAACAATACGTTGGGTCGCCCAATTATCTACGACTGAGGTAACTTTCTAATGGCTATCAGACTAGACCAATATAACAACCAACTGTATGTTTCGGATACAGTAACAGCCAATGCACCTTTGGTTCTTCAGCCTCAAGGTACTGGTGCGCTACAGGCTCAACTAACAGATTCCACAACAACAGGGGGTAATGCCCGTGGTACTAATGCGGTGGATTGGCAGACAAGTCGTGGTGTAGCTGGCTCAGTTGCCAGTGGTACTTTTGGTGTTCTTGCAGGTGGATTTGGCAACACTGTTGCTGGATATTCTTGTGTTGTTGGTGGCGGGTACGATAACAGCGTAAGTAGTAATTTTTCATCTGTTTTAGGTGGTAGAAATAACCAAGCTACTGGTCAGCAAGCAACTGCTGTTGGTGGTTATTTAAATACTGCGGCTGGCTATCTAAACTTTATTGGTGGCGGGTTTACTAACTCAGGAACATCTGGTTCTGCCGTTACCACACAAAGCGGAACAATGAACGGCACAACTGCCGTCACCTTGGCGGCATCTAACGCCAATATAAAGGTCGGTCAGTACATCACGGGTACATCAATTTCTGGTGACACCTATGTAGCCGCCATTTCAGGAACATCGCTTACTCTTTCAAAAGTAGCATCAGGCTCATCAACTAGCACACTCAGTTTCTACAACCCCCACGGAATCGTAGTAGGAGGAGGTAACAACACCGCTACTGGTTCATATTCCTTTATTGGCGGGGGTGGTGATGCGGGAACGGCTGGCAATCGTAATGTTGCTTCTGGGGATTGGAGTGTTGTTGCGGGAGGAAGGGCTAACACTGCTTCTGGTAATGCTTCTGTAATTGCTGGTGGAGGAATTTCTTCTGTCAGTGGAAGTGTTCTTGGCAATAATGCTAGTGGAGTTTCTTCATTTATTGGTAGTGGATATGGCAATAACGCTACTGGAGGTGCGTCCGTTATTGGTGGCGGCTTTGGCAATCTTGCAGACGCGGCTTTTTCTACAGTCGTTGGCGGAAGGTATGGAACGACAAGAAGCATAACTGGAAACTTCGTAGCATCTCCAAGCCAAGACCCAATAACAACTAGTTCGGGTGTTTCTCAAACAGCAACATTGGTGCTTGCTAAACAAACCACAGACGCAACAGCCACTAGGTTAACGTCTGATGCATCCTCAACTGGTAGCACAACAAACCAAGTCATCATGCCCAACAACTCAGCCTATTTCTTTACAGGAGAAGTAGTAGCAGGTGTAACAGGCGGTGGCGATACTAAGGGGTGGAAGATTGAAGGCGTAATTAAACGCGGCGCAAATGCCGCCAGTACTGCCCTTGTGGGAACACCAACAGTCACATCTATGTACGCTGACGTAGGTGCGGCAACGTGGACAATAGCAGTTACAGCAGATACTACCAATGGCGGGTTGGCAGTAACATTCACAGGGCAAGCGAGTACTACAATTAGGACTGTTTGCCAAATCCGCACAACCGAAATGACTTACTAACAGGAGCAATCATGGCTTTGAAAATTACCGCAACTAACTCAACAAACGGACAGTCTGAAACTCAGGCTTATGCCCGTATTACTAACTTCTTTGGTACAAAAGACCAAATCCAAGTTCAAGTGGAAATCCATGCAACAGAGGAAGCCCGTAAAGCGGGATGGCCTTCTATCCAACAACAGGCTCACTACATCAACATGGAAGACCTAGAGGGTGATTTAATCCCCGCTATGTATGGTGTTTTAAAGACTTTTACGCAGTACGCTGGTTCTGAAGACGTTTAATCCATGTCAGCATACTCAGACCAGTACGTTCTATACGGCTATTGGGAATACCAATATGCTGTTGGCGATGTATTGGCAACTGATGGTGTGGCATCTGTAAATGCTCTAGCGACTGTTAACGCAGATGCTTTCAGGATTAGGTCAACGTCTGCAAGTGTTAATGCAAATGCTTCTACCAACTCTAACGGGATAAGGGTAAGGCTAGGTGATTCTTCAGTAAACGCTACTGGAACTACGTCTAGTGCAGGTATTAGGCTAAGACTAGCAAACTCTAGTGTTAATGGATTAGCGACTACATCTGCATCTGCTATCTATGTTGGGGCGGGTGCATCTAGTGTTACTGGTAGGGCTACTGTTAGTTCTTACGCTAACTATGTAACTAATGGACGTTCATCTATTAATGGATTAGCCACTACAAATGTAGTTGGTAAGATTTATGGCGAGGAATGGATTAAAATTGATCCAATAGCAGAAGTATGGACCGATCAATCTTTAGTTGATATTAATTGGCAAACAAGCCAAAATACTGAAAAATCTTGGACTTCTGTAAATAATAATACCAAGACTTGGACAGATAAATCAAATACTTCTGAAACATGGACAAGAGCAGATTGAAAGGTAAATTATGGCAGATACTACAACGACCAACCTAGGGCTAACAAAGCCAGAAGTTGGCGCATCTACGGACTCTTGGGGAACCAAGATCAATACCGATCTGGACTCTATTGACGCATTGTTTGATGCGGGTCCATTGCTCAAGGTCACCAAGGGCGGCACAGGTGTTGGCACAAGCACAGGCTCTGGCAACAACGTCCTATCAACTTCACCTACACTGGTGACACCTGCCCTTGGAACTCCAAGCGCATTGGTAGGCACAAATATTACAGGGACTGCTGCTGGTTTAAGTATTGGTGGGACTGCGGCTATTGCGACAAGTGCAGTTAAGGTAGCAACAACCAATTTCTCTGTAGAAGAATCTGGTGGCAAGTTAGTTTTCAAGTATGGTGCAACAACCATTGCATCTATGACAAGTGCGGGTGTGTTGACAGTATTGAGCAATGTATCTTCTAACGGCACACCATAAGGAGTAATTTAAATGGCAACAACTCTTATTTCAACGGGTATTCAATTTCCAGAT